GCTTCTGAAGCCATCCAAGTTTCACCTGTTGCTTCTATTAGCATCAACTTTGAAGACAAGTTCACACTCTCAACTGATTATAAGTTCCAGTCATCTGTGACTGCTACCAAGTTCATTCCTCGTGAATGGGAATTTGCTAATCTCGTTGATGTCGCACCTGGTCAGTCTGATTTCCAGCGTGAGCAAGGCAACACTGCTGCAAACGACGAAATGCACCTTGTTGTTACTGACAACCTTGGTCGTATCACAGGCGTTCCTGGTACTATCCTTGAGCGTTATGACGCTTTGTCTATTGCATCAAACGCAAAAACTGTTGATGGTGGCACAAACTACTATCGTACAGTTATCAACGAAAATTCTCAGTTTGTTTGGGCTGCCAATGATCCTGTTGGTATTACTTCTAACACTGCCACAAACGTTGCAACACCAACGCTTGACACGCTTGTAATGAGCTTCATCCTTGGTCGTGACGGTGCAAACGAAGAAAACATCGAAGTTTCTTCCTTGACCGGTGGCTATGAACTATACAAGTCAAAAGAAGATGTCGACATCTCTTTGGTACTTCAGGGTAAAGCGCGTGGTACTACGCTGGCTAACTATCTGATTCAACAGATTTGTGAGCCTCGTATGGATTGCATTGCTTTGATTTCTCCACAAAAAGGCGATGTTGTTAACAACCTAAACAACGAATCTGCTGCTTGTGTTACTTTCCGTAACTCTTTGCCATCATCTTCATATGGTGTCATGGATTCTGGTTATAAGTACATGTATGACCGTTACAATGACATCAATCGCTGGGTTCCATTGAACTGTGATGTTACTGGCCTGATGGTTCGCACAGACCGTACAAATGATCCTTGGTTCTCGCCTGCTGGTTATAACCGTGGTATTATCAAGAATGTCATCCGACTTGCTTGGAACCCAAGCCAGACATTCCGTGATGAACTTTACAAGAATGGTATTAACCCAATCGTTACGTTCCCTGGTCAGGGCACACTGATGTTTGGTGATAAGACGCTTCTTGCTAAGCCATCTGCGTTTGACCGTATTAACGTTCGTCGCTTGTTCATTGTTCTGGAAAAGGCAATCTCAGAAGCTTCTAAGTACAGCCTCTTTGAATTCAATGATGAGTTTACTCGTCTGCAGTTCAAGAATCTGGTTGTTCCTTATCTTCGTGATGTCAAGGGTCGTCGTGGTATCACTGACTTCTTGGTTGTTGCCGATGGAACAAACAATACGCCAGAAGTTATTGATCGTAACGAGTTTGTTGGTGACATTTACATCAAGCCAGCACGTTCGATCAACTTCATACAGCTTAATTTCGTTGCTGTCCGCACAGGTGTGGCCTTCAGTGAAATCGTTGGCAAGTTTTAATGGGATACGGTGGGACTTCGGTCCCACCACCTTATATAAATAGTTTAAAAATAGGAGACATCCCAAATGGCTTTTAATATCGAAAACTTCCGTGCACGTACGCTCCCTGAGGGCGGTGCACGTCCTGCTCTATTTGAGGTAATCATTCCAGGTTGGCCTGGTTCTTCGCCACAAGCTGAGCAAGACTTTCGTTTTCATTGTCGAACAACTTCTTTGCCCGCATCCTCAATCGCACCGGTTAATGTTCCATACTTTGGCCGTGAAATGAAGGTTGCTGGCGATCGTACTTACATGGACTGGAACGTTAGTATTCTTCATGACGAAACATACAACGTTCGTAGCTCCATGGAAGCATGGCACACTGGTCTTAACCAGCACATCGAAAATCTTCCATCACAAGGTGTTACATCTTCGCCAAGTTCTTATAAGAAGGACGCGGTTGTAATTCACTATGGTCGTGAAGGTCTTGAAATTGCTCGTTACACCATGGTTGGTATCTTTCCTCTGAACATCTCACAGATGGCTCTTGATTGGGAAGCGAAAAGCCAGGTCATGCAGTTCGATGTTGACTTCTCTATTGATTACTGGTTGCCATTCGATGAAAATGGTGCAGGTGATCTTAATATTGCTATTGTTAACGAAGGTGGACGAAACACGTCAATCTAATGTTGTCAGGGGACTTCGGTCCCCTTTCACCATATATAATCTAGTGAGACGCAGTCAATAAAGGATACTAACGTGAAATTATTTGGTTTTGAAATCACTAGAGTCAAAGATGAAGAACAAGCCGAGCTTCCGAGCTTCGCCGCCCCTATCAGGGAAGACGGCGCAGTTAACGTCGAGGCAGGTGGCATTTATGGTCAATACGTTGACCTTGATGGTACGATTCGTACCGAAGCAGAATTAGTTACTAAGTATCGTCAGATGATGCATCAGCCAGAAATTGAAAAGGCTGTGAACGAAATCGTCAATGAAGCAATCGTTGATGGCGATGGTATTGATAGTATTGTTGCCATGACCATGGAAGATTTAGAGCTTCCACAACGAGTTAAAAACATCGTTCAAGAAGAATATGAAAACGTTCTAAATCTTCTGGACTTTGAACATGACGCACATGAAATTTTCAAGCGATGGTATGTCGATGGTCGTTCATATTATCACATCATCATCGATCCAAAGAAGCCGGATGAAGGTATCAAGGAACTGCGTTATGTCGATCCACGCAAAATTCGTAAAGTGCGTGAGAATCGAAAGAAAAAAGATTCTGAAACTGATGTCGTTATGACTCAGATTGCCGCTGAATATTACATGTATTCAGATAAAGGATTTAGCACAGGAACACGATCGGCAGACAATCTAAGTGGTGCTTCTGGTATCAAGATTGCAAAGGACTCTATCATTCACTGCCCATCTGGTTTGATGGATGAGAACAATACAACTGTTGTAAGTTATTTGCATAATGGCATTAAGCCACTTAATCAGCTTCGTGCACTTGAGGATGCCACACTAGTTTATCACCTATCACGTGCACCTGAGCGTCGAGTGTTCTATGTCGATGTTGGCCAATTGCCTCCGGCTAAAGCAGAACAGCACGTTCAGGCCTTGATGACACGTCACAAAAATCGTATTTCATATAACTCACAAACAGGCGAGATGATGGATCAGCGCAAGCACATCAACATGCTTGAAGACTATTATCTGCCACGTCGTGATGGTGGAAAAGGTACAGAGATATCTGTTTTGCAGGGTGGTACACAGTTACCTGATTTGCTTCAATCGGTTGAGTATTTCCAAGATCGTCTATATCGTTCACTGCATGTTCCATTGACACGAATGAAACCAGACAGCGTTTATAATCTTGGGCGTGCAACCGAGATTACACGTGATGAAGTCAACTTTAGTAAGTTTATCAACCGTCTTCGTGCTAAATTCATCATGTTGATTAAAGAAGCCTTATATAAGCAACTTATTCTGAAGAACATTATCACTCCTGAAGATTGGGATATAAATATTAAACGAGATGTGAAGTTCAACTGGGCAAGAGATAATTACCAAAGTGAACTTAAAGATCTTGAAATCATGAACGATCGTTTGATTCGTATGCGAGATGCCGAAGATATTGCTGGTAAGTATATCTCACACGAATATATTCGCCGTCATATCCTTAAACAGTCAGATGAAGACATGAAGGAAATGGACGACCAAATCGCAAGTGAAATGAAAGATCCAAGATATAATCCACAGCCACAACAGCAACCAGATGAACCTGTTGGTGGCGATCCAGGTGATGAAGAACAACAACAAGAACCACTACCACAAGAAACTCCAGGAGACGAAGATGTCTAACTTAAAAAAAATCATCGAGGCAACTCTTGCCCAGAAACCTTTGGCTGTAAAAGAAGCAATTGATGAAATCATGGCTGAAAAGTGCCGTGCAATTGTTGCCAACATTAAACCAGAATTTGGCAATGCCGTAATGGAAGAACAAGAAGAAGCTGCTGAAATGCAGAACTTCTTTGAAGCTTTCCATGCTGACCATGGTGATAAGCCAATCGAAGAACAGCTCGAAATCATGGAAGCTTTTGAAGCAGAACTTGCTGAGAAAAAGCACGACAAAGAAGAAGACAAAGAAGAAGAAGACGAAGACAAAGAAGAAGATGGCGAAGACAAAGCTGAAGTCAAGCCAGACTTTCTTGATCTCGATGGCGATGGCAACAAAGAAGAGCCAATGAAAAAAGCCGCCAAGGACAAAGAAGCTGACAAGTCTAAGGACAAAGAATAATGGCTAAGTTCCTAAAAGACATTATTGGTGAGACCTATGTGATGGAAACATCGGCTCACCCAAGCACACAAGGCACACATAGCCGAAGTGAAGACGAAGAGCGTTTTGTTGCTAAGCACAAGCCAACGCGTTTTGACAACATGTACACGACTGGTGAGCATGCTGCTGACTATGATAAAGTGTTTGGTGCCGGTAACATTGACATGGCAAACCGCAAGGACCATGGCTACACAGGTTCACCAACACCAACAGGTCCACTTCAGGAACCAAAGCCAGGTGAAGACGCTGCTGTATATGAAGACGTTCAGCTTGATGAAGATGCTGAACTGAAACCACTTCCTAAGCCATTCTCTGTTTTGCATCATGATGGCGATCATAATTACAAGCAGGGTATTGTTACGCATGCCGCAATTGACTCAACCGGAAATATTCATCGTGTCATGATTGATGGTAAACATCCACGCCATCCGGACAATTTGAAGCATGATGCCGATGATGCTGTTGATGTCAAAGCCCGCGTAGGTTCTGCTGATCCTCGGTTTGACGACTAAATATAAAACTTTTATAAATATCAATAGTATAATAAAAATAAGGTAAAACCCATGAAACTGATCGCAGAAGCAGCTCAGAACATTGAAGTCCTTGCCGAAGCAAATGCTGATGGCACCAAGGCGCTGTATATTACTGGACCGTTCATGGAAGCTAATGTTGTTAATGGCAATAAGCGCGTGTACTCAGCAGAAGTCATGAATAATGCTGTTAACAACTACGTTAAAAACAAAGTTACTAAAGGCAATGCCTATGGTGAACTGAACCATCCATCGGGTCCACAAATTGACCTTGAGCGTGCATGCATTCTTATTAAAGAACTAGACATGAACGATAACGGTCAGGTTATGGGCAAAGCTCGTGTACTTTCAACACCAATGGGCAACATTGTCAAAGGTCTTTTGGAATCTGAATGTCGTGTTGGTGTTTCCTCGCGTGGTATGGGTTCATTAAAGAGCGTCAATGGTATCAATGAAGTTCAAAAAGACTTCAAACTGGTTACTGCTGCCGATGTTGTTGCTGACCCATCTGCACCAAATGCCTTTGTAAATGGTATTATGGAAGGTGTTGACTGGGTATTCAATGAAAACACCGGTGAGTGGGTTGAAGCTGTCGCACATAAATATAAGCATATTTCAGAGCGAAAGCGCAAAGAAGAATTAACAGAAGCGGCAAAGCTTCATCTGTTTAACACGTTCCTTAATAAACTATAATTGTATTACAAGGAGATACAAATGGAAAACTTTAAGATCGGCGATAAAGTCGAGTACGAGGGCCAGGAGTTCCTTGTAGTCGATTTTGACGAAATCAATGAACAAGTAGTTGTTGAAGATGCTGAAGGCGAACGCTTTGGTGTTGAAGGCGAACTGCTTGAAGCATCTTGCAGCAGCCATGATAGGTCAGTTAAAAAAGAAGGCTACATGATCAAGGCTCAAAAGCATGATGATGAGCCTGAAGCCCATAAAA